ATTCATCGAAGAGCGGATTATGAATCTCGGATGAAGGGACGTGATGATGAACCGACCGCGAAATCATCTTATACAGTTTAAAATCAGGATAGCGCTCTTCACCGCTGGATTTATACAGCACATTGCGCCCCTTGTCATCCGTCACCCATTTCACAACCAACTTGATTATGGGATCCGACTTACACAGTTTGTCCACTTTGCGCAGGTCGTAAATAAAATAGTCAAAGAGCGCGCAGGCGAACCGGCATAAATCAAAACTGAAATTCGGTTCTACTGTGGGTTTTTCTGGATTATAATAGGGTGGGAAGTTATACTGCGTGGCGGCGTCGCCCTTTGGGTGGAAACTGTCGCTACAGATGAGTTCGCCGCGGAACTTGTATATCGCGCGCCCGAAATCAATGATTTTGAAGATGCGTCCGTAAGTTGGGACTTTATAATACTGGCCTTCGTAGATGTAGTAGACGAATTCTTCGGTGGTCTCGATGAACATCACGTTGTTCGTATGAAGGTCATTATGTGTAAACGCGAACATTTTCTGATAAATGACGAGCGTCATTATGACTTGGAATAGAATCGATTGCCACTCTTCTTTCGTGAGTTCATCGGTCATCATAATATGGTCGAGTGTGCTCACACACTTTTCAAGAAGAATGGCCTGGACTGGGAAGTCGCTGATTTTTACGATGATTTGCTCATCATCGCTGTCATAACTTCCGCTCTCGCTGTCGCCGTCGCCGTCGCCGTCGCTGTCGCTCTCGCCGTCGCTGTGGAACGAAGAATCATCAACTTGAATCGCAGAGTCGTCCGCGCGTTCGTCGCTTCCGCCGTCGCTGTCCCCGTCGCCGTCGCTGTCCCCGTCGCTGTCCCCGTCGCTGTCTCCGTCGCTGTCTCCGTCGCTGTCTCCGTCGCTCCCGCTTATCGTAGTATATGAAGAATTTGACTGGGATGAATCACTATCACTTGTATCATTGTGGTCCCTTGTTCTATTTTTAGGGTACAACGCCGGCGCAGCATCGACATCGACAACCGCGTCGGTCTCTTCGCTGGCGCTCGCCACAGTTTCAACAAATGGCTCCGAGAGATTCAACTCTACGATTTCAACGGGTGTATTATCAGCGATACATTCTATCCCGGGAACTGTATTATCAATCAGCGCCACCGTTACAGTGGGTTCCATATCTGAAACACTGTCAAGAATATTAATTCGGGTCTTACTACTAGAATAGTCTTCATCCGGTTGGATATAGCTATCCGCGCCGGTTGCGCCAATCATTGGTTTCATTTTGTTACGTATTTTCATCAGCTTGCTTATATTGATATCCGAGAGGTCGCCGCCGCCACCGCCACCGGTTTCATCCTCTCCAAATTGCGAATAATCGATTGTGAAGAGTTCATTTTCGTATGTATTGAAAAACGAACAACCCACCAGATAGTCAATATCATCAAATATATTGGTAGAAAACTCGCGCTGCTTACACAAATAACTGCCATAATAGTCGACACCGTGGACGATTCCGTGTTCGTGAAGTGCGCGGCTCGTCAAATAGGAGAAAAAACCGTCAGCATACGACGAATTATTTGTATTAAGTATTTTATCATCACACGTTTCGGGCGTAGAATTGTATTTGGGAAGCGCGCGCGTTTTGTTATCCGCTTGCGTATCATATTTCCCTGATAAATAACGGATAGGGTCAAGAAGCGGCGAATACTTCACAAACATTGGAACATTACTGGTATTTCCATCGTCGTCAGCAATAATCGTTTCTAAATGGTTTAGGGAATGAGTGCGTTCGTTGTCGCGGTCACGGTCACGGTCGTCGGCGCGGGCGTCAATGATTTGTGTTGGATGCGCGATGATATTCTGTAAATAATACTTTTGATTCAGTTGGATTCCATTGTAATTGCTTTCATTTACATCAAAAAATCGCGAATAGATCGGTATATAATTTTGAATATCATACAGTAATGCGGATTCTATTGTATCAGGGGTGTATTTGTGTTTACGGTAATGAAGTTGGAACCTTGATGCCGCGGCCGATGCCGATGCCGAGGCCGCATTGTCGGTCATTGTTCCTAAATGTATAATACTTATTGATATGATTGATGAATAGAAGTTTTATATCGATTTTAAACGGGCACATTCCGTATTCCGTATTCCATTCATTCCATTCATTCCATTCATTCCATTCGTATAATTGTCATAAAAATAATATATGCCATTTTTATTACTATAATCGTCTACATCATCACTATGAATTTAGAACTCGCGAAGTTCGAGATGAAGGCTATCAGTTTTCGCCCTGATGAAAACAAGGGCCCAGTCATCGTTCTCATTGGACGCCGTGATACCGGTAAAAGTTTCCTCGTTCAGGACTTGATGTTTCACCACCAGGATATCCCCATTGGGACAGTCATCTCCGGAACAGAAGCAGGAAACGGTTTCTTCGCAGCACATGTCCCAAAACTGTTCATCCATGACGCGTATAATACAGCCATCATTGAGAATATTCTAAAGCGCCAAAAGGCTGTCTTAAAGCAGGTCAAAAAAGAACAGGATATGTATAAGAAGTCATCCATTGACCCGAGGACGTTCGTTGTATTGGATGATTGTTTGTATGATAACAAATGGACGAAAGATGTGATGATGCGCCTCCTCTTTATGAACGGACGTCATTGGAAGGTCATGTTAGTCATCACAATGCAATATCCCCTTGGTATCCCTCCAAATCTCCGCACGAATATCGACTACGTTTTTATCCTCCGTGAACCATATATTGCGAATCGTAAGCGAATCTACGACAACTATGCGGGTATGTTCCCCACTTTTGAGAGCTTTTGTCAGGTGATGGACCAGTGTACCGAGAATTACGAGTGTCTCGTCATCAATAATAACGCGAAATCCAACAAATTACAAGACCAAATCTTCTGGTATAAGGCACAACAGCACGGGCCATTCAAGCTCGGCAGTAAGGAATTCTGGGAAATCTCCAAGAATCTCGGTTCTGACGACGAAGGAGAGCAGTCTTATGACCCTAACGCTGCGAAAAGTGGCAAGGGACCGAAGATTAATGTGAAGAAGAGTAAGTGGTGAGGGAAAGCGCTCACGAATTGGTGAGAGCGGTATTTGATGATAATCTTGCTTTAGTCTATCCTAAATGAAGATTCTAATATTAGAATTTTATAATCAAGTTGAACACTTTTTCGGAGGAGTAAGATAGAGAAATTAGCATTTTAACACGATTTCTTGCTTTTTTGTATAAAAGCGTCCATCGCTTTCATAATTATTGATTGTTATTATGAAAGCAACTGCCGGTATATCTGTCGCTTTATAAAATCCGCTTTTGATTTATAAAAGCGACATCAAACGCCTATTTATCCGATTCAACACATCCGACAGGTCAAACCTTGGTTCATTCGGATTGTATCGTATCATTGCGTAACCTTGATTCTTGATGAATTCCTCTCTCGCCTCCTCCTCCGCCAGAGACCTGTCGCGATGTCCATATTCGTCGCATTCCACGACAATCAAATCGTTCGTGAAGCACAAATCCACAAAATAAGAACCAATTCGGAACTCACGCGACATAGAGTGTAAACCGCGATACGCATTTTCAATAAATCCGATAGTCTGTCCTTCAATACACATTGGGAATTTGACAACCTCGACTTGTTGTGATGCGTCAACAATGTATTTGTTTCTGAAATTAAATGAGTTCTTGAAGAGCTCAAATGCTTCTTCCGTCAGCATATAGACGATTCGATTATGACCTCCGTGTTTTCTCGTTTCATTGACTAATTTCGCTTGTGACTTCGTATAATGGATATTCACTCGGTAGTTCCTTTCCAAGTGTCTTATTAGATTGTATTTTGATGTCTGAAAACAATCCAACGACTCATCCAAATCGCGCGTGAAAGAACACATTTGTTCCGATTATGTCTGAGAATATAGTTGGTCTATTTATTTCAATTTTATGTTACAATTAATATTACAATCTTGCTTGTATTAAACTTGATTGAGTATCTTAAAACAACTTAAAGACATCCGTATATACATAGTATAACATACGCTCATAACGATGTCCTCCGCTTCTTCTGCCTGCGCCGCCTCTTCTGAAACCCTCAACATTGTAGAACTCATCGAAAAAAATCCAATTACAAGGTTGTCTCAAAAATATAACAATCTTCTTCTTGCGAAACTTCAAGAAACCTTTAATACATTCGAGCAGCAATTGTTTGTTGCTAGTTTTTATTGTTATCTCAATTATGATAAGAATACTGACTTTGTTGTTGACTTGGATAATGTCTGGAAATGGTTGGGATTCACGCAAAAGGTAACCGCAAAAACAATGATTGAAACCAATTTCAAAGTTGATGTTGATTATAAAATTGTCGCTTCAAATGATAGCGACGAAGACCAACCACCTCATTCACCAGACAAATCCGGTTCAGACAAACCCAAAAAACACGGCGGTCACAACAAGCAAACCATCAAACTCACAATCCGATGCTTCAAACTTCTCTGCCTTAAAGCACAGACAAAGAAAGCCGGTGAAATCCATGACTATTATTTGCGTTTGGAAGAAACATTGCATCAAATCCTTGACACTGAGACCAGCGAACTCCGCGCACAACTCGAACAATCTAGCGCCCAACTCGAACAAACAAACGCACAACTCAACCAAGCCACCATCACCCTCAACCAAGCCACCATCACCCTTACCCAAGAAAAGAAACGCGCAATTCAAAAAACCCTCATCAGCCAGTTCCCAGTTAACACGGAATGTATTTATTTCGGCACCATTGACAACACCAACGCTGACAACGAGAAACTCATCAAGTTCGGCCACACCAACAACCTCGCCACCCGCGTCGCCGACCATCATAAGAAATACACGAACTTCATCCTCGCCGCAGCATTTAGAGTCCATAACAAAGTCGAAATTGAGAACTACATCAAAGACCATCCAAAAATCAAGCGCCAACTTCGCACGATTGAAGTCGCCGGTAAAAACAAAACTGAAATCATCGCATATGACAGCACAAATTTTACCATTGAACGACTGACAAAACATATTGAGGGCATCATTTACGCACGAATGTACAATGTGGAAAACTTCAACAGGCTTATTCAGCGCAATCAAGAATTGGAGGCCGAGAACGCGAAACTCGTGAGCGACCTTGAACAAAAGAACAAGGCCATCCACGACCTCACCCTAGCAAACAATGAACTCCGCGAGAAGACCGCACAACAGTCGCAAGCGCTTCAAGTCGTCGCGACCGAAAACGAATCCCCATTCAATCAACACATTCTTCTCCCCGATAATGAACTCACACAAAAGTTCGACGAATTCGTCGCAACATGCTGTATCGTGCGCCCTGATGTGGAAGAGGAATCCGTAAACCTTGAAGGACGATTCCGTCTATGGTCGCACACGAAACCCGCCAAAGAAACCTTCCACGCGTTGAAGCATTATATGGACGTCAAATTCAAACCCAAGCGCATCGACAGTATTCACGGCTATCAAGGTATCAAGTTGAAGACGGTGGAATACAAGAAGGTCATCGCAACCGAGGCCGAAAACCCAGCACAATTTAGCGTTGAAACCTTTATTTTCCAGTGCTGTAAGTTCTCTGACCGTGGTAAAATCCTGAATTCTACACTTCTGAAAGAGTATCAGCAATGGAAAATCTCTGTGGGACAGACACCCGGTGAAACCGATTTGAAGAATTTGAAGACCTACCTCAATGCGTGCCC